CGTCTTTGGTACAGCAATCAGCTTACTAGGAGGCTCGTGCGGAGAATAAACCCCGTACTTGCCCTCGCCATTGGCAAAGTTCGCCCACTCAGCGGCATTGGCAAAGCCAAATTCGTCAAGTGGGAAGACTCTGTCAAGCTTATCCGGCCAGTTTGGAAAGTCATACTTAAACTGTGTATGACGCTGGTCGGCTACTGCTCCAGGTCCATGCTTAGTTCGCCAGACGGCGGGGTCGAACCCGCCGAGGGCACTGACGACGATGTCTGCAACCCTTGGGCTGCGTCAAAAGCGTCAAAGTCCGGTCTGTCGAAGGAACCCTCGATATCGGTGAAGTCGTTAAGACTATCACCGAAAAGAGGAGCAGGGTGAACGTTACCAGTATCGCCAAGATGACAATACTGAAGACGCTCAATCCCGAATTCGTCGTCGTCCCAATTAAGGGTTGGCGAACGAATTTTCCGGTCTGTCTCGAAGAACTCATGAACTTGTTTCCATGTTCTTGAGTCGTCACAGGTTATAGACACCTTCTTAGCTGCATAATACAGCTGACGAAGAAATCTAATGGCCTGAACGTCGGGATCAGCCCTAAGCACCCCATTATCGTCGAAAACGCGGAGTATGAGCCCCTTGAAAAGTCTTGGGACCATACTACCTCTCTTGTACGGCCGTTGACCGGCAATACCAGATTGGATAAGGCGTTGATTGGCCAGGCACTGATCAAAGTGTTTGCCAACCTCGGGAAGGTCCAGCGTGAAGAACGCTAGACCCCTCGAATCGACGAGTGAGAGCAAGCGAGAAGCATCCCGCTCACAATCACGTCGGAGAGAGGGAACTTGCTCAGCCACATCTTCAAGAATGGCCGAGTATAGTCCCTGTAGATACGACACGTAGCTTTTCATGCAATGCCTCTTCATTTAGGGGTTAAAGCATCTACGGATAGGATCACCCATCTCCCTGGGGTTGAAGCCTTAGGGCGTCAAAGACGCCTTACGACTCCCATCCCAGCAGCTTGGCCGCAATGCCACCAGCTTTTACCATGTAAAAGCTCATGCCTTCGGACAAGTCGATGACGTCGGACTGGGTCTCATTTGGATCCGTACGGATCGTATAGATGACCTCAGTCAGACGACCAAGAGGAGCGGTTTCGGTAGGCTTCAGAAACCTTTGGAAAGTCACAGTGTGACGATCAAAAGCCTGAGTGCCTGCCTTCACCGAATCCTTGCTGTGACGCACTTTCGCGCGCCACGTCACGGTCGTATCGTCCAGAAAATATTCGGACGAATAACCGTCTTGGTTAATCAGCGGCAAAATCTTGGCGGTTCCACCGGAACCATCAAGAGTCACCGTCAGGGTTGAACCTAGCATAGTCTATCTACTCCTTGAGTTGTGACCACTCAGCGCTTTATGCGCTGAATAGCCAACGCGCCAAGGATCGAGAATTGACGCCCCGAAATAAACGGGAACGTCGCCGACAGGATACCAGCGTTTAGAGACCGTTTCTTTGTCTCTAAAATCTTCGTGCCGTAACCCCCATGAACTTCTAACTCGAAGTTCGTGCGGGACCAGACTTCTTCCGTTCTAGTGTGCGTCATAACACAGACGTTACTACACTGAACGGGAATCACATTCGTATTGGCTTCTAAAAAGTCGCCCACGTTTGTGAACCAGTCCACTAACCATGACCAGGGGATTGCATCCCACAGCGCTTTTGGGTTATGATTAAGCCCAAAAGTGAGGTTTCTGGC